CGGTGCTGACGTTTTTATAAGTTGAGTTCCGGGTCTAGCCAGGCCCGGTAGTTTTTTGAGCAGTTCGTCTTTGTTATTTGGGTCGTTGACGTATTCAAAGAACGCCTGTGGTGATTGGCCAAATTCGCGTCGAATTTCGGCCGGTAGGTCGTCGAATACTTCGCGCCCTTGAGTAAGTTTTTGAGTGTGTTCGAAGAAATCATAGCCGGAAAAGTCCGCATAGATTCCTTCGTATTTGGTTAAGTGAGAGATTGTGCCGCCTTGTGCGGCACGTTGCATGATTAGGTTAATGTCGCACTCATCCCGAAAGGATTGTTTGGTGCGCCCATCGGTGTATTTCTTAACTTGTTTAAGTGGTCCGTTCATAGACATGATTAGTTCTCTCTTTTCGATTTTTTGACGGCTTCTCGATAGACGGCGTCAAGAGTGCTCCGAGGGGATTTAGGATATTTTTTGAAGTACGCAGCCACAGCCCTAAGTCCGGCTTCGTTGTGTGTACGGACGGGTTCGCTGCGTGTTTTGCTCTGCTCGTAGGCTGTTGTTGCCTCGGCAGATAGTTCGCGATCGGCTGTAGAGGCGGCCGCATTTTGAAGTAAGGGAAACGTTTTAGCGCCTGTTTCGGCGACTTTTTTTCCGCTATTTAATGCTTTTTCTGCGAGTCTCGCGAGAAACGCCTTAGGACCAAGAAGGTCGGCGTTGAGCGAGGTTAAGCGGGTGTTTGCTGCTACCGCTTTCGCGCTAGCGATTGAAACGGCGCCGGATGCGCCTTTAGCAAAGCCTTCGGCGCCAGCGGCACCAACATTACCTTGCGGAATTGTTGAGCCAGCTGGCGTGGAGGCGTCAAATTTGCCAGCGAGTATTGGGTTTAGACCGCCTTTGCGCATGTCAGCCATGCGTCGTTGAATGGCGGTGCCCGACATGCGTTCCTGGAAGGCACGATTGCGGGCTGATTCCTCGCGATTTGCTTTATTCGCTCGGGCTTGACCGGCGGCGGAGAATACTCCGCCTACTAGTGCGGCAAGTGGCATTAGAGCCTCGTTAGTCCAGGTACGCCGTAAGTCGGTAGCGGTAGTGCGGCTTTTATTGAGTGGTAAAAATCCGCGATCATGTGTGGTTCTGAAGGTATTGCTATCGCTCTATCCAGAGGGACGCCTGTATTGGATTCGATGAATGTTGCGCCTAGAGCTGGCAGAGAAGCGAAGTCTTCAGAGAGATGCCAGGAGGCGAGTGTGGCAGTTGCGTCAGGACGCATTAGTCCGGTTAGTTTTGAGTTTAAGAAACGATGTTCGTCATAACGGCCTTGATAGCCGAAGACTAGATCATCGGTTGCTGGTGTACCGGTGCCGGTGATCCAGATTTCGGAATTGAGTACGGCTTGCTCGCCGATATTTACCATTTCAGGATAGACGAAATCATAGCGCGTGGATTTGGACCAGTAGCGGTCAACGCCTTGCGAATAAGAAATGTCGCCGCGTAAGTTGCCGAGAATTATTACTACGCCATGTTCGACAAAGGATTTTGACCAGGAGTGTGAGCCGGAAGCTGTGCCGTATGCGGCCAGATTGCCGAGTTTGTCGTCAGCCGCCGGTGTTGGTTGAGCCGACTGCTGCTGTACAGGCGTTATGGAAACCGGGGTACTGCCTCCCCCTAAATATTCCGCGCGTTGCAGTCTGAAATCGGGTGAAGTCACGCCCCATCTTGCCTTGAGTGATTCCACGTACCGGGTGCCACTTCGGGCATCCCGTTCGAGGATGTGTTGAGTTGCGAATGCAATTCGTATGTCGTTGACAGAAGGTGCAAGTGCGGCGGACAGATCAGCGCGGATATTTAGTGATTCGTCATCACCTGCGGCCATTTCGAAAGAAACGACCGAGGTTCCCGAGCCGAATACATGAGCCGCGTAGGTTTGATCTTTGTTGTCGGTTTCATGAGAGGTATTAGCACCGAGTCCTGTCAGTACGGTCGAACCGTCCTGGACGGCGATGCCGGTGATCGGTGCCGAAGTGCCAAGAGGCAATGTTACCGATGAACCGCGTTGCGGTGCCGGTAGGCACGAAGTGAAATAGTCGAAACGCTTGCCGCGTGTCTGAGGAAGTGAAAACACTTGGCCGGCTGTTGCCGCGCCCAGGGACATGGTGTCCGGCCCATTACCGACATTTTCGATTAGTGAGTTTTGTAGCGTGGCGGATCTAAACCAGTCGTTATAGATTTTTGTATAAGCGCGGAATGGTAAACACGACACTGGTACGTCATTGGGGATTACATCTATCGGTAAACCGAAGTAATCCCATAACGACCCAAGTGGAGTTTTATCCGCAGATGATGCCGCTAGGATAGGAATGGTGAAGGAAATTGAGTCGCCAGGATCATCTTGTGCACCATGGAATTTCTCGTGCGAATTCCAAATGGTGCGATACGGCACGAAAAACGCGAAAGTTTCAAAATAGAGATTATCAAGAATCGGCTCCAGTGGTGTTGCGAGCCTCATGAAGAAATTCGTATTAAAATTTAGCGTGGATCCTGGGATTATGTCGATAGGTTGACAAATCGGTATTAGTTTATCGGCGTCAAACGCCGTTTTGTGTCCGTGAGATAGATTAAAGGTCGAGCGCGGTACGTTGACGCTCGGTGTTTGGCTGAAGTTGTGTTGAGAGCGCATTAGTCTGTTAGTCCTGGTTGATATTCAGGTAAATCCTTAGAGTTTCCCGGAGTGTAGTCGCCTAACTTGGCGAGATTTTGGGATTGCGAGATTGCTTCGACCGCTTGCCAGAGGCATTCGTTTTTTTCTTCGGTCAATTGACCGGTTAGATTATCGAAGCTGCCGAGCCTCCACAAAGAGTAGTGCTCGGGATGTTTGGAAATTGGATGGTCTGCTGATACCGCGATATCTTGGAATTCGCGTTTTACTAGATCATCAGCAGTGGAGAAAAACGGTTTTTCATAGATACCTGAGCAGGTATCGAAGATTGCATAGCATTGAGATTTCATAATGTGTTCCTTTTTAAATTGTTTTGTTTCGCTTTCGCGCATTTGTATTTATCGAGTAGACGTTCCGGAGTGAAGTCTTCGGCGTGGTCTTTTTGGAACTGTTGACGCAGTAATTTAACCAGTTCAAGGCAGCCTGGATCTCTCGATTGGAGGATGTTTTGATAATAACGGGGTACAAGTTGAACGATCCCTTTGCCGGGAACGGGAGATTCGTCCGCGGGAAAGAAGTCGTGTTGAAATTTTTCATAAAATTGAGCACCTAATCCGCAAGGCGGATTTTTGTTGCCAGTGGACATGCGAGTGTATTCAGGAAGGAGCCAGTACGCTTCGCCGTGTTCGTCGCAGCGCAGATAATGATCGTCGGCTCTTTTGCCGGTAATTTTGGAAAATATGTACCCGGCGGTATAGGCAGCAGTGCGGTAATTGAGTTCTGAGACCGTAGAGAATCCGTAAGGCCAGTGTTTATCCAGGCTTTCGCTGGTGTAGGTGTAAAGGCCTTCGTCATCTTTGAATAATTGAAGGTCGTCGAAGGTGTGATTGAAGACGCAGAGATGGTAATGCGGTCGTTGTGTTTCAGCTCCGTATTCTCCGCAATAAAAGTAGCGAATTTTGTGGTCATAGGTTTTTGTTTTTGCGTCGTAGAGGCTTTTTCGTAAAGAGCGGATGAATTTTGAAACATGAGTGGGTCGGAGAGAGTAATCAGACGGTATAAAGTGACCGTCTTTATATTGTTGTTCGGTGCAGGCTGAGGGGTCGCGATAGGTAAGAGTAACCCACGAATTGCCGTGGTTATCGATGTGCATACACGATTCGTGAACGATACGTATAGTCCACATTGTAGCGTGATCCACGCGACAGCCAAGACACTGACCGCAAGCCACTTCCAGTGGCGAGTGAGACAAGCTCTTATTGAAGGTGAGGCCACCGGTGACAATGTCTCGGTAGCCTTTGAGCGGCTTGTAGCAGGCCACATTTTAGAGCCGGTAACCGCCACGCTGATTACTGCGTGGTTGGTTTTTTGGATGGACGCCTGAGTTGCGTTTGAAGTTGCGTTTACTTTTACGTTTAGTCATGCGTCGTCGCATTAGATTTTCTCCTGAAGGACGTTTTGAGATGAGCTTATCCCGTCAACCACGACAGCAGTATGGTGACGGGGTAGCCCATTAGGCGCAGAAGGATAACTGCGTGTAATTAGGTATTTTTTTTTCACAAGAGGCCTTTTTGTTGGTGGATGCGTGTTACCCAGTTATTTATAACACAGTACTGTGTTTAGTTCTTCCCTTTTAAAGATTGTTCGGCCTTGTCCCTTTTACGCTGCGCTAATAGGAACGTGGGCCTCACCGTGCTGTTGGGGAAGTTGTAGCGGCTGCGCCGCTGTTAGCTCGCTTTGCTCGCTTTTTCAGTCAAGAGACTGAGTTTTTGGCGAATGGGGGACCATTGCGCCAGTACAGAGTCTAGTAGGCTGTACTGAGTTTTTTGCAGAAGACAAAAAGAGACCGGCTTGCGCCGGTCTTAAGGTTTAGCAGAGGAGCAGATTCGGCTTTAGGCGTCCTCTGCTGGTGGAGGCGGTGCTTTCGCCTCCGGGCTTGGGGTTGGGGTAGGAGTTACGCTCGCAAGCTCGCTTGCGGCCGCTAAGGCGGCCTCCTCGTCAGCATCCGGTGCTGACGTTTTTATAAGTTGAGTTCCGGGTCTAGCCAGGCCCGGTAGTTTTTTGAGCAGTTCGTCTTTGTTATTTGGGTCGTTGACGTATTCAAAGAACGCCTGTGGTGATTGGCCAAATTCGCGTCGAATTTCGGCCGG